CTAACTCTTTCTTTCTTGTATAAATCAAACCCAAGATCAATGGTGACATCAATAGTATCCCCGTCAAGAACACGATTTATCTCCGTTACTCTAAAATTATAGCAGCTTTTCCTGCTTGGTGGAACCATCGCTCCCATCTTGAACCTCCCAAAAATTATCTAGTGCATTATTTATAGCATCAGAGGGCAAGGTTGCATTTTTTTCTATCTGACCCTTCCTCACATTTCTTTGGAACATCATCTGTAAACTTTGTAGATGATATGGATTTGTTATGTCAATCTCTCCTCTTACTTCATCTTTAGGTATGAGAGGTCTTGGTTTTACTAATATTAAATCTCTATCATCAGGACAGGTTGTAGGTTTACCATCCAGACGAGGACTACAAGCGTGTGCAGGTGGATCTGTAACTGGTGCTGTGCATCCAACTATTATAAGTGGTATTGCCAAATATTTAATCATTCGGAAAGAAGTGATCATATCTCATTATGTAGTATATTACTATTGTAACAGCAATCAATAAAATTGCAATCATTATAACAATTGACCACGTAACTGATTGATTCATATACCTTGATCTTTATATCGTTCGTAAAATTCTTTAAGAGATGATTGACATTGACCTTTGTTTTCTTTTGGGTCTAATTTATGATATCCTTTAATTCTTTTCCATTCATTATGTAATGCACCTAATAACCAAGCTTGAGAAAGACTATGAGGTCCATTCTCAAGCAATTCAAGATGTCTCTTATTACTTGTATACTGTTTATATTCTTCTCTCCAGTTAGAGTCGTCGTAAGGTTTGTCCATTACATTTGTAAGTGTAATAGCATTATATCACGTAATCATCGACATTGCAAGTTTTAATTCTCTTGCGTGTTCAAGTTCGTCATTTGCGATTTCTGCAATCTTTGCATCCTCTGGATGATATACAGAATATTTGACATAAGTTTCGTATGCGTGTTTCTCAATTTTCATATTGATGTCATACGCATCTATTGGACTAATGAAATAATAAGCAACCATAATCCAATAGTAAAGAAGAACCAAGTGTTTAGCGAAGAACCTGTCAATCCAGTATTCATTGCCTCCACGAGTTTCCATCTCCTCCAAGTGTTCTGTTTCATTTAATGCCTGATAAAAATGCTCTTTCATCAAGTATATATGTTCCTCTCCTCTCAAACCAAGAGACTCACGAAAATGAAGTACACTTATGAATGAGAAGTATGGTGCTCTTGCAATTACTTCAAGAACCCAAAACCTTTGGAAGTCTCTACCTCGATAGAGAAAGTCGAGGATGTAAATTGTTACATCCAAGATGAAGGTATTAATTGATTTCATACAATTAAAGGATGTGCCCAAGCGTATTGTGGATAGAACCATAATGCGGTTCCAATGGTTATAAAGATAAGTAAGGTTGATGTGATAGGTAGATTTTTCATTTAACCTCCCTAATCATATGCAAAGAAAAAGGATGTTCCTGTAGATAGGGAACATCCTCTCTTGCAAATTTTACTGCTTCAAATGCGTCTTTCGCATATTCACACATTTCGTGGCATTCGTTTTGTTGGTCGTAGTAACCTAGTGTGTAGTGGGACATGATAGTTTCAACTCCAGTACATTTGTATTTATTATAACGCACTAGGTATAAATACGCACTAATGTGTGGACTCCCACACTATGTGTTGACAATATCATCAAGTTTAAATAATGAAATAAATTCGATTTCATTGTTATCCCAAACCTTATGATTTTCTTGGCGATCAACGATTGCAATGACACGATTTACAATATAACCTGCTTCTCTTAAAACGTTTACTGCTTTAATTGCACTACTACCTGTTGTAGTTACATCTTCTAATACTGTAACAACTGAACCTTTAGGTGGTTTATTTCCTTCAATTACTTCCTTTGTACCATATCCTTTTGGATTTTTTCTAACGATCAAAGCATCTATATGCTTACCTGAGTAATATGCCTTCTGTGCAATACCACATACTAAAGGATCAGCACCAAGAGTAAGACCACCAACTGCAACAGATTCATCCTCTATATGTTCTATCATTAGATGAGAGCACAATGCATTACCTTCACAAGATAGTGTTACTGGTTTACAGTTGATATAATGTTCTGATTCTTTACCAGATGATAGTGTAAACTGTCCGTGTTTATATGCTCTTTCTTTTATAAGATGCAGCAAAGTTTTTCTATGTGTTTCCATAGTATTATTCTATCATAATAATTTATATTTGCAACTAGCAGTCTTTACTCATACTTTCTGCCATACTTCCACCAATGTCTGCACCTTGATTTCCTGAGAACATTGTTATCCAACCAGCAGCAACCCAACCAACAAAGGGAATATTAGTGACAGCAGGAGCAGCAGCAGTACCAATACTGGAACCCACGAGTCTTCCTGTGTTTTCTGCTCCTCCGATTGCTTTGACGCAAGCTTCTGATTTTCCGTCTGTGATTGTTGTTCTATTCGATTTTGTATGAACTGACCCATCCATCGTGTACTGTTCTGAGATAGTAGTTTTGTTATCACCCAATCCCAGAAACCCACCTTTAGTTTTAATATCCCTTTCCACACGCATTATTTTTGGATCATTTGCTTTATATTCGATGTAATATCCATCACGACTTACATCTGCTTTATATGATGTATATGGACCTACTGGTAGGTTTATACTTGGCAATTTACTTTCACGATTTATCAATGAACCAATCATACCAATATGAGATAAACCAATCAGTCCACCTAATCCCAAAGCGAACATTTTAGTATAGTTCGGTTTTTTCTTTGGTTTAATCTCCGTACCAAACATTGCCTCTTCTTGATCCATTATCCTTTCTTAGGAGGTGTACCAGGTGATATCACCATTGGTGCTTGCTCTAATCTTATTGTTTGTGCAGGTGCTGTTTGAGTTGCTTTTTCTATAAGCATCTCCATATCTTTCTTAGATATATTTGCTCCACCACCAGATGATGCTGCCTTGTTTTTCTTTTGTCCCGCTTCAACTCCAAAAGTAGCTAAAACTCCTGTGAAGACCGAAGCTATGAAAGTTGGATCGATCTTATCCTGTTGTCCCATACCAGGAAATTGGACATAATTTAATGTTAATATTCCACCTGCCCAGATTAAAATCCCAAGTCTTACAAAAGTACTTAGGATTGCCATCTGTTCTTCTTTATCATCTACTGCCTCTTTTAGTTTACCTAGAGGACCTTTAGATTTTACTTCTTCTTTTTTAACTGCTTCAGCCATGGGATCACTGTGTCTACATTATATATAGACACTCAACCCTTAAAAACCTAATGGAATAGGTGATGCAGGTGCTTCAGGTGTTGCAGTTGATGGAGATGGTAAACCCAAACCTCCACCTAAGTCTCCAAGACCACCTAATTTATCGGTAACGGCTTCCATTACCTTACCTTTGACATTTTCGATAATCGCATCTTTATTGAGATATACAACCCCAACAGCACCAACAACGGTGATAGATACAACACCACTTGCAATAGCGATTCCATTTACTATCTTTTGTAACATAATTCTACTTAATACAAATTATATATCATACTCGCTACCCTCTCCCATATATTCAAGGGAGACGATATCGTGATTGACACTCTTATCTTCACGAAGTAACCACTCTGCAAATTCCTGACGTATTGAAACAGCGTCTTTAAGTTGCTCAATATCACCATCAGTGCATAATTCATTCATTCGGTCTATTGACCAATCGTAAGTAGTTCTAAGATTTTTCGTGAAACTGTCCATAATCCTTACGCATATAGCGTCCGAGTAT